TAGCACCCTTCTGCCCGTATGCCCAGACCGGAGATATTCCTATTCGTGCTGGTGCAGTTGTTTCTATTTTCGAACCAGATACTGGAATGAAGAACGAATATAATACTCGTTTCGGTAGTGGTATCGTTATTCCAGAAAGTAAGATTATCATATGAAATTATTTACCGCATTTCTAGCCGCAGCCCTGATTGCCACTCCAGCTCTGGCAGTAGAGCATTCATGGAAGGTAACAAGAGTTATGGACGGCGACACAATCGAAGTCGAAGCACCATGGGTGCCAGCTCCAATTCCACCCGTAATTAAAATCCGAGTATTGGGTGTTGATACACCTGAAAAGGGTGGACGTGCCCAGTGTCCTAAGGAAGCTGCTGGTGGAGAAGCAGCAACAAACTTTACTAAGTCTGTGATTAAACCTGGTCAGATTATTCAGGTTGATCTAAAAGAATGGGACAAGTTTGGCGGCCGTGTTCTTGGTTATGTCAAGTATAATGGCAAGGACCTATCAACAGAACTAATCAAGGCTGGTCTTGCCCGCGCCTATATGGGCGAAAAGAAAGCATCATGGTGTAACTAAAACCTCTTTACTTTTGTTATGTTTTATAGTATAGTAGTATTTGAATTGAAAAGAGGGTTACATGAAGTTTTATACCAGCGCACACCAATATGGCTCCAAGATTCTCGTTCGAGGTGTTCATAATGGTGTGCGCTTCAATCGTAGGGAAGACTTCTCTCCTGTTCTCTATGTGAAGAGCAAAGAAGAAGGTGTCCATAAGTCTCTGTATGGCGACAATCTTCAGCCAGTTGAGTTTCAAAGTAATAATGACGCCAAAGAGTTTATTCAAACCTATGGTGAAGTAGATAACTTTCCTATCTATGGTCAGACAAACTTTGGCTACCAGTATATCACGCATAAGTTTCCTGGTGAAATTCAATGGGATATGAATGCTCTAAAGATTCAGACAATCGATATCGAAACGAGAGCCGAGTTTGGCTTTCCAGATATCAATAATCCGATTGAAGAGATACTTCTCATCACTGTCAAGGACCTAGTCTCTCGCCAGATTATTACCTTTGGTTGCGGTGAATTTGATGATGTAAACTCAGAAGAAATTGCAGCCCTTCGTGCCACTGGCAACAAGTTTCTGTATGTCAAGTGTGATAATGAACGTGACCTGCTAGAAACTTATGTCCGTTTTCATTCTGATAATCATCCAGATATCATCACTGGTTGGAACGTTGAACTTTTCGATATTGCATACTTGATTGCCCGTGTAGAGCGGCTGTTCAATGATGAAAATGCCACTAAGAAGAAGTTTTCTCCTTGGGGTCTAGTGCAGCGCAAGAACATGAACGTCATGGGTCGCGAAATGTTTACCTATGAAATGAAGGGTATTGCCGTTCTAGATTATCTGGACCTCTTTAAGAAGTTCACGTATTCTAACCAAGAGTCCTACAAGCTAGACCATATTGCTTCTGTAGAACTTGGTAAGAACAAGCTGGAAAATCCCTATGAAAGTTTCCGTGAGTTTTACACTAAAGACTGGCAGAAGTTTGTTGAATACAACGTTCGAGACGTTGAAATTGTGGACGAACTTGAACGTAAGTTGAAGTTGATTGAACTTATCCTCACGATGGCCTATGACGCCAAGTGTAATTACAATGACGTTTTCTCACAGGTTCGCACCTGGGATTGCCTTCTCTATAATCACCTGTATGATAAGAACATTCACATTCCTCAGAAGAGAGACCAACAGGGCCGCGGCATTGAAGGTGCGTATGTTCAAGAACCTAAGCCCGGTAAGTATGACTGGGTAGTTTCTTTCGATGCTACCTCTCTGTATCCGTCAATCATTATGCAGTATAACATGTCGCCTGAGACCATGGTAAATGGTTATGTCAAAGACACCACCGTGCGCGGCCTTCTTGATAAGACCTTTGACCTTGATGACCTAAAAGACAATGATTATTGCATGACTTCAAATGGGTATTGCTATAATCGCACTAAGCAAGGTCTGTTTCCAGAAATCGTAGAGAAGTTCTTTGATGACCGTCAACGCTACAAGAAGTTAATGATTGCCGCGCAGAAAGAATATGAACTTACTAAAGACGAAAAACTAAAGAACAACATTTCGAAGTATAACAACTTTCAAATGGCAAGAAAGATTCAGTTGAACTCTCTCTTCGGTGCCATGGGTAATGAATACTTCCGTTATTATGATGCCCGAGTGGCTGAAGGCATCACTATGACTGGTCAGTATATTATTCAGGAAGTAGGTAAGGCACTTGACGCATATCTCAACAAGGTCGTAGGAACAAATGGACACAACTACTCTTTCTACAGTGATACTGATTCTTGTTATATTTCCCTGGAGCCTCTTGTTAGTAAGTTTTATCCTGATATGGACCGCGACAAACTCATTGGCGTTCTCGATAAAATCTGCGAAGAGAAAATCACAGAGGCGATCAACAAGAGTTGCGATGGACTTGCGGACTACACGAATGCATTTCAGAAGAAAATTATATTCAAACGCGAGGCAATCGCGGAACGTGGCATCTGGGTTGCAAAAAAGAGGTACGCACTTAATGTCTATGACAACGAAGGCGTCCGTTACGATGAGCCAAAACTCAAAGTCATGGGTCTCGAAATCGTCCGCTCGTCTACGCCTGCGCCCGTCCGCAAGAGCCTCAAAGAAGCCGTCAGACTCTGCCTGACCTCCGACGAAGCAACTCTACAGAAGTTCATTGAAGAAACCCGCGAAGCCTTCTACAAGATGACACCTGAAGAGATTGCATTCCCACGAGGTGTAAATGGGTTGTCTAAGTATACATCTACGGCTGATATTTATGGCAAGGGAACACCGATGCATGTTCGCGGTGCCCTGATGTATAACCATATGATCAAGAAAGCCAACCTTGACAAGAAGTATGAATTAATACAAGAGGGTGAAAAGATTAAGTTCCTTTATCTCAAAGAGCCTAATACAATGCATGAAAATTGTATTGCTTTTCTCGGAATAATGCCAAAAGAACTTGACATTCACCGATATATAGATTATAAGATGATGTTCCAGAAAGCATTTCTTGACCCACTTAACATGATTGTAGACGGTCTAGGCTGGTCTACTGAACCTAAAGCAACATTGGAGGACCTATTCGCATGAACGCACTACTTGACAAACTGAAAAAGAATACTACTATCAAAGAAACGAATGTATTATCAGAAAGTAAACTCTTTAGTACCAAAGATTTAATTCAGACTTCTGTTCCTGCACTAAATGTGGCTCTCTCTGGTAAACTAGATGGTGGTCTGACACCAGGGCTAACCATCTTTGCTGGCCCATCTAAACACTTTAAGACTGCATTCGCCATGATGTTGGTTAAGAGTTTCTTGGACAAGTATGATGATGGTATTGTTTTGTTTTACGACTCCGAGTTTGGTGCTCCTCAGTCATACTTTGAGAACTTTGGCATTGATACAGGTAAGGTTGTTCATACTCCCATCACTGACATTGAACAATTGAAACATGATATTATGAAGCAAGTTAATGAACTTGAACGTAAGGACCGTGTCATGATTGTAGTTGACTCTGTGGGTAACCTTGCTTCTAAGAAAGAAGTTGATGATGCCCTAGATGGTAAGTCGGTTGCAGATATGACCCGCGCCAAGCAGATGAAGTCCTTGTTCCGTATGATTACACCACATCTTACCATTAAAGACATTCCTATGGTCGTGGTCAATCACACTTATATGGAAATTGGTATGTTCCCCAAGGCAATCGTCTCTGGTGGTACGGGCATCTACTACTCAGCCGATAATATCTTTATCATTGGTCGCCAGCAAGAGAAGCAAGGCACCGAAGTAGTTGGTTACAACTTTATCATTAACGTCGAGAAGTCTCGTTATGTTCGTGAGAAGTCAAAGATTCCAATCGAAGTAACCTTTCAAGGTGGTATCAGTAAGTGGTCTGGTCTACTTGATATGGCACTAGAAAGCGGCCACGTTATCAAGCCATCGAATGGTTGGTACCAGTTGGCAACAGAAGAAAAGAAGCATCGCCTGAATGATACATACAACAAAGAATTCTGGATGCCAGTTCTGACCGACCCAACATTCAGTGATTGGATTGAAAAGCGATACCGCATGGCAGGCGGACAAATGATGGAGGGTGAAAATGTGGAAATTCTTGACGAAGATGTTTCAGAAGAATACGAAAATCTGTGACGAATGTGGTTGCGGCATCAATCCTAAGAAAGATGCTGCAATCTGTCTTCATGGTTCAGAACATGGCCTAACTTTTGAGAAGTGGGTATGTGAAGATTGTTGTATGAAGATTGCTAATGATTATGAAGAATATTTTGAACTAGAGGATGTGAATGTTGCAGAAGAAAATTGAAACTATTATCCTAAGTAAGTTGATTTCGGATGAGGATTACCTGCGTAAGGTAATCCCATTCATTAAAGATGAATATTTTACAGACAACGCCGAGAAGTTAATCTATCGTTACATCAACGAATTTGTTACCAAATATAATTCTCTTCCTACCATCGATGCCATAAACATTGCTCTACAAAATGACCGCAAGGTAAATGAAAAAGAGTATCAGCACGTTACAGAAACTCTAACCGCACTTGATGATGATGTGGATGCCAATGAGAAGTGGCTTCTAGACCAGACCGAAAAGTTCTGCAAAGACCGAGCGGTGTATAATGCCATTATGCAATCGATTCAAATCATTGATGGCGAAGACAAGGTACATTCGCAAGATGGTATTCCTTCCATTCTCCAAGATGCATTGGCAGTTGGGTTTGATAACAACGTAGGACATGACTACATTGATAACGCCGAAGACCGTTTTGATTTCTATCACCGGGCAGAAACTAAGTTGCCGTTTGACCTCGAGATGTTCAACAAGATTACCAATGGTGGTCTACCAAATAAGACATTGAACATTGCTCTTGCTGGTACTGGTGTTGGTAAGTCTCTGTTCATGTGCCACATGGCTGCTGGTGCATTGGGTCAGAACAAGAACGTTTTGTATATCACCCTTGAAATGGCAGAAGAACGTATCGCAGAACGTATTGACGCCAACTTGATGAACGTTAACATTCAAGAACTCAAAGACCTATCTAAGTCTATGTTTGACCAGCGCATTGCAAAGATTCGTTCGAAGACAGAAGGTCGTTTGATTGTCAAAGAATATCCAACCGCCAGCGCCCATGTAGGCCATTTCAAGGCTCTGTTGAACGAACTCCAGTTGAAGCGGAACTTCAAGCCAGATGTTATCTTCATTGACTATCTGAATATTTGTGCATCTAGTCGCTACAAAGCATCGTCTGGTGCCAATTCTTACACAGTCATTAAGGGTATCGCAGAAGAACTTCGTGGTCTGGCAGTAGAGTTTGATTTGCCAATCGTTTCTGCTACACAGACAACCCGCAGTGGTTATGCCAATTCAGATGTCGAACTGACAGATACTTCAGAATCATTTGGTCTACCAGCTACGGCTGACTTGATGTTTGCCCTTATCGCAACAGAAGAACTTGACAAGATGGGCCAGTTGATGATAAAGCAGTTGAAGAATCGTTACAACGACCCAGGTATGAACAAACGCTTCATGATTGGTATCGACCGTGGTAAGATGAAACTGTATGACTTGGAAGATGATGCTCAGGCTGGTATTATGGACTCTGGGCAAGACGATGTTCCAGTGTTTGAAAATACTACCATTGGTAAGCGAAGAGATTTTTCAAAGTTTGAGTTTTAACTTGACAAACTGTTATAAATGTAGTATACAATAGTTATGCGCCGTTAGCTCATCTGGATAGAGCGCGAGACTTCTAATCTTGAGGCAGCAGGTTCGAGTCCTGCACGGCGCACCAGTTTTTAGGAAATAATATGGACGAATTGAATCTTAAACTTGTAGTATCCTCATTTGTATGGACAAATGTTGGTAGTGCTGACCTTCCATTATGGAAGACAGTTGGTGCAAAAGAATATATCGTCAAGTATTTTACTGGTGAACCCACCTTTGAAATGATTAATGAAGAACTTGATAAAGTTTCCCACATGTTTGAAGGTGGCGATTCATTTGTTCGTGAAACTGTAGCTGGATTTGAAATTTATTTTGCAGAAGCCCCTACAAATTCTGAAACATTCCAAGCCAATCTAAATGGTGCAATCGATTTTCCTCCTATCGATCTTACCGCAGTGGATGTTACCGAAGAATTGAGTGCTATACTGGCATAAAAATACCGCTTGACATTTCCTCAGAATCTGCTACTATATAATAGTAGATGGAAAAGAGAGAGTGTGATTCGAAAGTATTATAAATATAGGGTAATCAATAGAGATGAGACCCTTATGTTATCCTTTACACAATTTATCACTGAGGCGACCCACACTGGTGGTATTGCTCATATAGAGCATCCCTCTGATAGATCATTTGATAGTCAAGACGCTGCACACCACGCATTGGAAACTTTGCGTGGTGTTGCACGTGGGAAAACACCATCTACTCGTAAGATAGATGATAGAATGTCTTTCCATGTAATTCGAACACCTGATGGTAAGATTGGTGTCAAGTATAAGGGTGCTGGTTCTCACTACAACTATTCTGCCGCAGATATTGAAAAGCAACATGGCCATAAACCATATCTTGTTGGTCCTCTGAAAGCACTTCATGCCCACCTGGGTAAAGTAATTCCAAAAAAGCCCGGTGAATACCAGGGCGGATATATGAGCGAACCTTCTGGAAGATCAGAATACACCTCACACATCTCGCATACTCCAAATACGATTGAATATCGTGCGGATGCTGGTAGCGAAGAAGCGAAGAAGCTAAAGAAATCCAAGGTTAGTGTTACTATACATACGGAGCTAAAGGGTCCAGAAAGAACCGCACATCCTATCACGGACATGTCGCACTTTCAATCACATCCTGATGTTCACATGGTACAACATCTTGTATCAGACAAAGAGCGCAAACTTCATTCTACAGTTAAGTCCCAAGCAGAAGAGCATCTGAGTGCGGCAGAAAAGTTGATGAAAAGTCACTCGTATCAGCATCTGCCTGGTCATGAAATACATCTAAGAACTTATATCAATAGAACTGTTACAAGCGGTGAAAAACCTTCAGTCGAAGGATACAGGAAGCATTTAGAAACTTCGCACCAGAAACTGATAGATGCCGTCAAGACTCCGGCTGCTAAAGAGCGCAAGACTGCCACTATGAATACTCATCTATCGCAGGTAGATGCCAGCAAAAAGCACTTTCAAAGATCGTTTCAAATTCACCACCATTTACAACAAGCGACCAATCATCTTGCTAGAGGATTAGATCGTGCCGCCGGTGGTGGGTTCTCGACGCATATTAATGGTGCAGCCGCTGGCGGCGAAGGTTATGTCGCCCATGGTCTGAAGGTTGTTGACCGCGAAGGCTTCTCGAAAGCTAACCGAGAGCGCAGTGCAATTCTAAGAGCAAGCAAGGGCAAATAATGGCTGACGTTCATCATCATATCACACAAGGTAGAATGAACCCAATCACCGTGGGTCATGAAGCTGTTGTAAACCAAGTTCGTAACACGGCTGGTACCCACGGACATACCATCGTTCTTACTGGCACACACGATTCTAAAAAGAATCCTTTGACGCCTGAACAGAAGTTGAAACATGCTAAGAGAGCATTTCCAGGTGCCAATGTTCGTCTTCTAGATAAAGAACATCCCACTCTCCTACACCAAATGTCAAGACTTCATAGTGAAGGTGTTACACACTTACACTTACACGTTGGTTCAGACCGCGCACATGAATTCCATGCTCTCGCGCATAAGTATAATGGCAAAGAAGGTCGTCACGGCCACTACAACTTTAAGAAGATTACCATTCATACCGTTGGTAAAGAACGTTCGGATGCTGACACAGGTGTAGCAGGCGCTTCTGGTACCAAGATGCGCCAACATGCAGCCGCTGGTAACGAAAAAGAATTTCATAAGATGGCACCTAGTGCAATGTCCACAAAGCATAAGAGCGAACTCTATAAAGATGTTCGCCGTGGCATGGGCCTCCATGAAGCCTTGTCCTTCAAAACGTTTCTAGGACTCTAACATGGGCAAATTTCTAACATATATCAAAGATATGATGTCAGAAAATGGTAATCCATCTTCTAAACGTATGGTAGCAGTTGTTGCTACACTACTTATTGCCATTGGCTACATTGCTAATCTATTCTGGGACTTCACCATTGAAGAGTTTATCTTCAACGGTGTAATGTATATTGTTATCGGCACTCTTGGTATTACTGGTGTAGAAAAGTTTGCGCCTAAGAAACCAACAAAGAAGTCAGAAGAAGAATAAGGAATTAAATATGTTTGGTATGATCCCTCTCCCATATAAGTTACTAGCAGGCGCTGCTTTAATACTTGGTGTATTCCTATATGGATATATGAAGGGCTCTGCCTACGCCGAAGCAGAACTACAAAGATTTGCTGCTAAGGCAAGCACACAAGTTGCCGAACTTGAGAAAAAGAATGCTGAAATAAGTAATAATGTAGTTACTGAATATGTTGATAGAACAAACACAATTAGAGAGAAAGAATATGTTTACATTGATACCGCCAAAAACATTGTTCCTAGCCAGTCTGTTATGTCTAACGGCTGGGTGTTCACGCACGACTCTAGTGCCACTGCCAGTGATGCCGACCCCACCCGAGCTTCTGATGCGTCCTCCTCAGGAATTACAGACACTACGGCCCTCGTCGGAATCATCACAAACTACTCCAGATGCCAGCAAAACGCCCAGCAATTGATTGCTCTACAGAAGTGGATTGCAGATAACAAAACTGAGGTTGACCGTATCAACTCCGAGAAATCGAAGAAGTAATTGTTATAAATATAGCAAACGTTTAGCTTCTGGAGATACTTTTAATGGCTAATATTATTGAGAAAGCAAAGGCGCGACTGAAAGAGGCTCGTGGTTCTGATTACACACTGTATCACAAATCATATACCGATGCAATCAATCACGCACTATCACACCACCAAAAGGCTGGTCTTAGTGTAAGTGACGATGATAGATTCCAGCACGTTGGTGTTGGCTCAAAGAAGCCAAGCGAAGGTAATACCACCTCTGTAAGTATGCCAGCCACTCATACTAGTGGCAAGAAGCACATGGTACATGTTCAAGTATTCAACAAGGGCGGCACACACCCATACGAACTCAATACCTATTCCAGTGGCATGGGTCGTCATGTCAAAGAAGCCGCTGATAATTATCCAAGAGAAGGCTTTCCTAAAGAAGGTGAGTATGGCTACCATTCAAATGCTGGTCTAAAGCCACAAGAAAGTGATAGCGACGAAGATATGGACAAAGCATACAAGGCGGCAAACGGCGATGAAGCCAAGAAGCCATTGAATGCACAGACCATCGAAGTCTCAAACAAAGTCGAAGAAGCATATGGCATGTGGAAGGTAGACTTTCCTAAACAACATGCTGGTAAAGCTGTTGCTGCTGGTTCGGTCCATGTTAAGGCTCAGAACACCGCTCATGCACATAAGGTTGCAGCAAAGAGAGTCGGTGTTGACCACACTGTATTCAAATCAAAGGTAACTAAGTCTTCAATTCTTCCAGAAGAGCGCGGCGAAGACTCTAAGGGTCACTACCGTGCCACAGAAGATGGCGCTGGTCTAACTCGTAAGGGTGCCAAGGCCATGGGTATCAAGACGGCTGTTACTACACCTCCTAGTAAGCTGGATCCAAAAGGTGAAGCTGCTGGTCGTCGCAAGTCATTCTGCGCCCGCATGGGTGGCATGAAAGGTCCTATGAAGGATGAGAAGGGTCGTCCAACCCGTAAGGCTATGTCACTACGCCGCTGGAATTGTAACGAAGAAATCGAGCAGATAAACGAGTATGGTATTGACCAAAATGCACACAGCGTTAGTAATGGTTATACGCCGAAAACGCCACCAAAACGTCCGCCGATTGCTAAACCTACGATGCATCCTGCTGCTGAAAAACCAAGAACACCACAGAGCAGTGTCGGGTCTCTCTCGCGAATTCGTGGTGCTATGGCAAAACGTCTAAACAACAGCACTGTCAAAGAAGAACTAGGTAAAGAAGACGAATGGGGTAGCCCAGAACTTCGCAAGAAGTGGGCAGCTATGACACCAGGACAAGAAGGTCTAGCGGCTGATAAGATTCCAGCAATGAATCCATTTTCTGGTGATGCTATCCAAGAACAACAACTCGACGAAATCTCGGCCCTAGGTGCCAAGAAGCGTTCTGAATTTGCTGCCAAACTACGAAAGACACTTGCCGATCCGAAAAAAATCGCAAAGGCTAAGAAAGATATTGCAAAGAAAAAGGCAGTCCAGAGAGCAGAAGAACCTAAGCATCTTGTTATGCAACTTCGTAAAGCCACTTCTATTGGTTCCAAGGTTAAGTTCTATGATGGTGCAGAACACCACGTAGCTCCTAACCATGTAGAGAAGTTCAATGACCGCTATCACTCGTTGAAGTCTTCAATCGAAAAAGAAAGTCTAGTCAAGCGCGCCCACAAATCACATGCTGATTTTATGAGAGCAATCTCAGAAGAGACCATGGGTCAGACAATGGGACCTTGCACTGACAATATCTCACCTGCAAATTATCCTTCGCCGTATCAACTATCACCTCTACCTGGTTTAGATGATATGAGCGCCGACGATACGGTAAATCAATGGACCGAGGGTGACTTGGCTGCAATTGAGGCTGATGTCACTAATGAAATTGAATCTTCTTCATGGCAAGACCTAAGTAAATACTATGATGCCGAAGATGTAGAAGACGAAGATGAGAATGAAGGCGAACTAGATGAAGCCATCACTCCTCAGGGTCGTCTAAAGAAAAGATTTGCTGCAATGCGCAACAAGACTCGCCGCAATCTTGCAAAGAATATGGCGCTAAAGCGTATTGCTACACCTGATAGAATTAAATCTCGTTCAATTCGCGCCGCTCGTAGAATGGTTTACAAGCGCATTCTTCGTAACCGCGACCCATCTTCTGTATCAGCCTCTGAAAAGGCACGTATCGAAGCACAAGTAAAGCGCATGGCACCAATGGTATCAAGACTTTCAATCCGCCTACAACAAAGCGAAAGAAAGCGTGACCAGAGCCGCGTGACCAACGCAAGAACGAAGAAGAAATAATATGGATGAGTTGAATACTTCCCTTAAAATTGTTCTGGCAAATACATATGCAATGTATTTTAAGGCGCATGGCTTTCACTGGAATGTAGAAGGTAAAGACTTCTCCCAGCTGCACGATTTCTTTTCTGACATCTACGAAGAACTGTTTGCGGCTATAGACACCGTGGCGGAACAAATTAGAGCTTTGGATGAATATGCGCCATATAATATGACAGAACTTGCTTCTATTACTACTATCAAAGAATCTAATATCTATGGTGTAGATGTATCTGGTATGTTATCTGACCTTAATGACGCAAATGCCTCTGTGATTGAAGCACTTAATTCGGCTCATAAATTGGCAGACGCGGAAAATAATAGAGGCTTATTGAACTTACTCGAAGAGAGATTAGATGTTCATGCAAAACACGGTTGGATGATCCGTGCATCCTCTAAGTGATAAATATAGAGGATAAGGAGATACTAATGTCACTCGAACAAACAATTAAAGACACTGTAATGGCAGAGTCAGTAGATTTGGATATGCGTTTGCAGCAACTAGTCCGTGCTGGACTAATGCCATCGAATACTATTCCTCTATTGCGCAAAGCTATTACTAAGATACAAGGTGGTTATCCACTTCAAGGCGCCGAGCGCGACATCATGGCAAACTTCTTAAATTCCATGATGTTCATCGTTCTGGGTGATGATTCTATCTTTAATAAGGCCAGAGTTGGTGCTAAATCGTATGCAACCGAAGCTAAAGAGAAGCAAGAGTATGACTATGAAGGTGACATGGCTATGTCCCAACTAAAGTCAATCATTGCTAACTCGCAACGTATGCATGATTCGATGAGCGAAGATACAAATCTTCCTGAGTGGGTTCAATCAAAGATTACCCTAGCAGAAGACTATATCTCAACCGCAGCGAACTATCTCCAAAGCGAAATGAATGAAGAAAAAATGCCGTTTGAAGGTCCATATAAAAAAGCCGGAGAGCGCAAAGACGAATACGGCAATAAGGTAAAGAACGTTGCCAAACATCTTGCTAAGAAGGCAATGAATACCCAGAAGAATGAAGAAGCCGAGCCAGTCGAAGAGAAGCGCGGCCTCTGGGATAACATTCATGCAAAGCGTAAGCGCATTAAATCAGGATCTGGTGAACGTATGCGCAAGCCTGGTTCAGAAGGTGCACCTAGCGCCGCCGATTTGAAAAACTCTCGCACTGAGGAAGTCGATCTGGAAGAAGCAACATATTTCGTTCACACAGCCAATAACGCACATCATGTGAACAAAAAAATTCCTACTGGGAAAAAAGATGCGATGGGTCAGGCATTGATGACATCAAAGGTGGTCAAGTCGTTTCCTTATGGAGACACCCAATCAAAGCAAACATCTCCTGACCAGCACAAGGCTGCACATGCTCATGCTAAAAAAATGAATGCTGGTGTGAAAGAAGAAGTCGAAACAATCGATGAACTTTCAAAGGGTAAACTTCAATCTTATATGGATAAGGCAAAGACTAAACCGGGTGAAGTCGTTGCAAATGTTAATGACCTGGATAGTATGAGAAAGTATGGAAACCGTTTAAATAGTCGTATCCGTGCTGGCCGTAAAATTCTTGCAAAGGAATCTCGCCGCGGCGAAGCACTGGCTGATATCGCTGCCTTCACACAGATGAATGAATCTTATAAGACCACATTTGACGCAGCACTTACACAGTATGGTATCAAGTCTCCCTCGGAACTTGATGAAGAAAAACGCAAACAATTTTTTAACTTTGTAGATCAAGAATATAAAAAGGGAGACAACTAATGTCCGCATGGGGTAAAGCAGATAGTAAATCAGTGTCGGGTACAGTAACTCTTACTGCACCTGCTATCACATTCAATGGCGCCACAGGTCATGCTGCCGGCGTTTATAATTCGTCAGGCCATCCATTTCAACTAGGCGATCCTGTTGCATATGCAAACGGTGGAGGAACTTCTGTTGTAGGTCTGACATCTGGCAGCACATACTACGTAACTAATGTTACTACAGATACTTTCATGGTTGCTGCTACTGAAGCACAGGCACTACATAATAATCCAACAGTAATCGCCTCGACAGATGGTTCAGGTGCTTCACACACTTTCACACTAAGTCTAGATTACGGTCGCGGAACTCTAACAGGTACAGACACCTTGTTCGTGACGGATCTTCTTCTTGTTAATGATATCGTTCGTGTTGGTACTCAGGAAATGATTGTAATCGCCGTTGCTAGTGAAACAGTGGCGACTGTTATCAATGCAAATCCAGGAACAACTCTGACTACATTCTCTGGTCAAACATATAGAGCCCACGAAAAACCAACTTTCGTTGCCTCTGTTGGATCAACTGACTTTGAATCGACACAAGTTTTTGGTGTAAGAAGCAGCGAAATTCATGGCGACCAATCGGGTGGTTACATTTCAGCGGTTGCTCTAATCCAAGGTGGTACACGTTACCTTGAAACCCCTGCTGTTGGTTTCTCAGGTGGTGGTGGTGCTGATGCTGAGGCAACAGCGACCATCTCTGGTGGCGTAGTTACTGCAATCACTGTAACAGACAATGGTTCTTCATATGAAACTGCTCCTACTGTAAATCTTTCAGTTCCACGCAGAACTGTGCCTACATCTGCTGTTACTATTGCTGAAGAGAAGTTTACTTATGCTACTCACGGTTTAGTTTCTGGTGAAGAAATTAAGTATTATCATAATGGTGGTACTGCTGTTACTGGTTTAGTAAACGGAACTTCATACTTTGTTTCTGCTCTAGGGTTTACAACTGGTCTGTTCCGTTTGGCTGCTTCTGCCTCTGCTGCTGCTGGTCGTACCGCACTTGCTGGTGTTGCTATCTCTGGAACTGGCGGTCAGTTTACTTGCACCGCAACTACTCTAGCAGCTGGTGATCGTATTCGTATTACTGGTACACTAGGTGGAACTGGTACTATTTCTGGATATGCGACGGGCAGCATCTATACTGTTTCTGCTGTTACAGGTACATCGCCATCCGTAACTGGATTTACTCTGACGGGTGAAGATGGTTCTGCACTTACTACAACAGTAGGTACGCCAACTGGTCTAACATATACGCCATTTACACTCGTTCTGATTTCTGGTACTGGTAATAATGATCAGTATTTCGATCTGATGACTGCAACAACTGCTACTGCTAATGCAGCACTTGGTGTAAACCAAGGTGATGAAGAAGGACTTAGTGGTGCTGTTGCTCACACTGGTTGGGTAAAGCGTAAGGTTCTAACTGGTGCTCATGCTGGTCGTATCCAGTATGAAGTTCTGTGCGCCCTTTCGAAGAACGGCATCACCGGTGATGCCGCTGACGATATCGAATTCCCAGAGGATTAATAACTAATGGCAGATAGCAAAGTAACAGCGATGAATCCAGCAACCGAAGCGAATTCGGCTGATGTGATTTATCTAGTGAAACCAAATACAAGTCCATATGATCATAAGATTACTGTTGCTAATCTGTTCGGCGGCATTCCTGTCCCGGTAGTTTTAGAAGACAAATTAGTATTGGGTGGCACTCCGCAGACTTTATCGGCTGCGGGTGCCATTTCAATTACATCTTTGGTAACAAGGATTACGTCACCTGATGCTAGTGGTACATTAACCATCGTTGATGGTGTTGATGGCCAAATTAAAACTATCATCATGCAATCAAATTCCGCAAATCATACACTAAGTATTACGTCCAATATTGGTCATTCTAGTATTGTTTTTAATGGGGCAGGAGATACCGCGACACTTATGTTCCAAGGAACATTGTGGTATTTCATTGGAGGAACGGCGACAGTAACATAATATGTTTGAATTAAATGATGATAATTTTTTGATCTTTGCTATTAAGAGTTATGACAATCGAGGTTGCCTTGGTATGTCTGACCTTGAAGAAGATTTAAAACGATTTAAGTATATCAAACGATTATTTCGTAGATATGTAACAACAGATATATTAAGTGAAAGATTGATACTCAATCACTTAATAGTTTTGTATAACGTATTTGGTAATGAAACCACTTTGATGCTTTTATATAAATTAGAAAATAAGTATTGGTCATACCTGAAAACATTTCTAGTTTATCTAAATAGAATGACTGTAGATGATATACCAGAAATACCTTTAGATTTAAACATAGCGAGAACTTTAAGGAATATTGATGGCTAAGTTGATCGATAATGCTATTGCACTGCGCGTCCTATGGATGCTCACTACTCCGTTTGAAAGAACGGACGCATACCGCTTGGGCATTATCGACAAGAAGGGTAAAGAAATCACACCAATTTCAAAACTAAATACAGATGTTGAGAGAGAAGCATATACTTATCTCCATCGTTTAGTTTTTAGATTGAAAAGAATTATTCATATGGTGCCAGTAGAAAGTAAGAACTTTCTTTCTTTTGCCGCTGCGGTTGCATTGGTAAAAGAAGGGGTAGAATATGATGACGATGTTTTAGAGGAACTATTCTACATGGCACACCAAGAACCAGACGCTATTGCTTTAGCAGAAGACCTAGAGAACAGAACACTATCATTCAGACAGTTTGTTGAAGAGATGGGTGTCGGTGGTGGTGGAATAGCTGGGATTGGTATTCCAAATCCAACTAAAGCCAACCAAGCAGAACCTGGTGTCTCTAAGAAGGCACAAGCAAATTATAAAAAGAAGAAAAAAATTATAAGAAGGAATGCACAATGAGTTTGTCAAATTTTTTCTCGGTGGGTAAACAAATTGATACCCTCCAAGAACTAGAAATTGAGAAGGGTAAGATTCAACTTACCATCATGAAGATGGCCGCGGCTATTCTTGGCATCATTATGATGTCTGTTGTTGTGACCATGATGATTGGCCTTTTTGTTCCTAATGAGACAATCGATAACAACGAAATCTTTAAGATTATTGGTCCAGCATTCTCTACCATCGTTGGTGCTTTCGTCGGTGCGTTTGCGACGATGATGGGTATGAAAGTTTCAGAACTTGACCCTAATGTCAAAGTTCAAGAGCTAGGTAAGACTGACCATAAGGCACTAGCAGAAGCGCATGTTACCAATGCCCAAGCGGAATCAATTGAAGCTGACACAGAAATTAAACTGATGGCAGCAATTGATAAGTATAAAGATTCAGACGAAGACCACGGACCATTCTAATGACAAAGCTAACAGAACATTTTGCACTGGAAGAAATGACAGTATCGCCTACCGCCAAGCGACTAGGCATCCCTAACACACCAACAGCCGAGCATATTGAAAACATGCGCTACTGTTGTGAGAAGATTCTTGAGCCAGTAAGAGCGAAGTTTGGTCCAGTTACCATCAACTCTTCTTACCGTGCGCCACTTGTCAACAAGGCAGTGGGTGGTTCGAAGACTTCTCAACACGTTAACGGTCAAGCAATTGACTTCGAAGTCAAGGGTGTAGACAACAAGAAGGTTGCTGACTGGGTTGCTGATAACCTAGAGTTTGACCAAGTCATCCTAGAATTCTATGCTGCTGGCGATAAGAATTCTGGTTGGGTTCACGCTTCAATCAAGAAGGAAGGTGGCAATCGCCGTCAACGTTTGATTGCTTCTAAGTCTAAAGCTGGCGGCACAAAGTATACACCTGTTGCTGACTTCGACCCTCGCACAACTAAAGAGGCGGGCGCGCCAGTAGTTCAAGCAGCCGCCCAGGTTGCTAAAGCTGCTGTTCAAGCAACATCAACTGCTGGGCTAGGACCAATGGCTGCACTTCAAACTAAGTGTGGTATTCCAGCTGATGGCAAATGGGGTCCTGGCACATTCAAGGGCGCAAAAGAACACTTCAAGCTATCAACTGCACAGGCTGCACACTTCTTTGGACAATGTGCCCATGAGTCCGGCGGCTTCAAGGTGTTCTCAGAAAATCTAAACTACTCTGACAAGGGCCTCAACGGCATCTTCAAGAAGTATTTTCCAACAATCGCATCGACGGCTGGATATGCTCGTAAGCCAGAAAAAATTGCAAACAAAGTGTATGCTAATCGTATGGGCAATGGGCCAGAGTCATCGGGTGACGGATATAAGTTCCGTGGTCGTGGTCCAATCCAGTTAACTGGTAAGGATAACTACACTGCATTCTCACAATCAATCAAGCGCCCAGATGTTCTGACAAACCCAGACATCGTTGCAACAGAACTTGCTTTCGAATCTGCGCTTTGGTTCTTCAATAAGAATGGCCTATTCGCAATCGCGGATAAGGGTGTAACAGATGCCGTCATCGGCCAGATTACTCGCCGCGTAAACGGCGGTACGCATGGTCTTGATGACCGTATTAAGAAAACTAAACAATACGCAAACTGGGGATAAGAATATGCTTAATCAAATCAAAGATGCACTGAAAAAACTTTTTGGTTTTGTAGACGCTAACAA